AGAAGAAGAAACGATTGTACGGTGGTAAGTTAACCGAGAATATAGTTCAAGCCGTTGCTCGATGTGTTATGACAGATGGAATGATACGAATACAAAAGAGGTATTCGTGTGTGTTAACTGTGCATGACGAAGTTGTATGTGTTGTACCAAAGGTGGAGGAAGAAGAAGCGAAAACTTGGGTTTTGGCTCAGATGACTATGGAGCCAAAGTATTTGCCGGAGATTCCTCTTAACGCTGATATTGATTCAGCACTTAGATATGGAGATGCGAAATGATAATACCAAAAAAAGTAAAAGTAGGTAGAACTAACTACCAAATACACAAAGTAACTAAGATGAATAAAGTTGGAGCAATGGGAGAAATTGATTACGATACTAAAGAGATCACCATTGCATCCCGTAGCAGTAGAAATTCACACAGAAAGTTTTCTAAGAAAGAAATATCTGATACATTCTGGCATGAGATTACTCACGCTATTCTTCAAGACATGGACTCGAAGCTCCATACTAACGAATCATTCGTGACTAAGTTTGCAAATAGACTTACAACAGTAATTAGCACAGCAAAGTTTTGATGGAGCAGAAGATACGCTGGTCACATTCATCATTAAAAGATTATGAGGGGTGCGCTCGTAGGCACTATGAAGTAAAGGTATTAAAAAATTACCCGTTCATAGAAACTAAACAAGTTACCTACGGAAAAGAATTTCATACAGCCGCAGAAAACTTTGCTAAAGATGACACCCCACTACCAAAACAATTTTCTTTTTCTCAACAGTTACTAGACTCTCTTCTTAAAAAAGACGGAAGAAAGTTTCCTGAGTATGAGATGGGGGTAACAAAAAACATATCCCCATGTAGTTTCAATGCCAAGGATGCGTGGGTGAGAGGAATTATTGATTTATTAATTGTTGATGATGAGAACTTTACAGCGTGGGTGTTTGATTATAAAACAGGGAATGACAAATACCCTGACATAGATCAATTAAAGTTAATGTCTTTGTTAACATTCGCACACTTTCCCCACGTTAAAGAAATAAAAGCAGCGTTACTTTTTGTAGTTAAAAATAGTATTGTAAAACATAAAGTTACAATAGCTGATAGAGATAAGTTGTGGTGGGAGTACCGGGAAAGAGTTGCAAAACTTGAAGCATCTTATGCGAACGATGTTTGGAACCCCACGCAGACACCCTTATGTAATTGGTGTCCTGTCAGTAGTTGTGAGTTTAATCCAAGACATTAGTTGAAAGGAGACTAAATGGAAATTGTAGATAACAAGGCGTTGTTACTACGCACACGCAGTCCAGACAAGTACAACATAATACCTTGTAGTAAAGTTGTATCAGAAGAAAATGGTATTAGTTTAGTTGCTATACGGTGGGGCTTAGAAGAAGTAAGAGTATTAAAAAATTTAGGAGTAAGAGAAGTACCTTCTCCTATCAACGGAAAGTATACATGGCCCGGACGGTTTGTTCCAATGGAACATCAGAAAGAAACATCTTCGTTTCTAACATTAAATAATAGATCGTTTGTATTCTCAGAACCCGGCACTGGTAAAACATTATCAGCTTTGTGGGCAGCAGATTACTTGATGAAAACTAAAAAGGTTAGGCGCTGTTTAATCTTATGTCCTGTATCTATTATGCACAGTGCGTGGATGAGTGATCTTACTAATAGTATTATTCACCGCAGTGCAATCGTAGCTCATCATCAAAAAGCATCACGTCGTGTAGAGATGGTGCAAGGAGATTATGAGTTTGTCATTATTAATTATGATGGGTTAAATCTTGTGGCTGATGAGATCAATGCCAACGGTAAGTTTGATTTAGTAATTGCTGATGAAGCCAATGCTTACAAGAACGTATCAACGAAACGCTGGAAGTCTTTGAACAAGATACTAAAGCCAGATACTTTATTGTGGATGATGACAGGTACACCCGCAGCACAATCTCCTCTTGATGCGTACGGTCTGGCAAAGCTAGTTAATCCAAAAGCTATACCAAGATTCTTTACAGCTTGGCGAGATTTAACTATGAACAAGATAACAATGTTCAAGTGGATGCCTAAGAAAGATGCACAAGAAAATGTTCATCGTGTGCTACAGCCTGCTGTTAGATTTACTAAAGCACAATGTTTAGACTTACCCCCTGTAATAACTTTGACTAGAACTGCTAAGTTAACAGCGCAACAACAAAAGTATTATCTTTTGTTAAAGCAAGAGATGATTGTTAAAGCTGCTGGAGAAACAATCAGTGCTGTAAACGCAGCCACTGAGGTTAACAAGCTACTACAAATTAGTGCAGGTGCAGCATACGCTGACAACGGAGAAGTAGTTGAGTTTGATTGTAGCTCTCGACTAAATGTTCTGATGGAAGCGTTAGAGGAAACAGATAGAAAGGTCTTAGTGTTTGCTACTTACAGGCACAGTATAGATACTATTGTTTCTTATTTAGAATCAAAAAATATACCGTGTAAAAAAATTGATGGATCAGTTAGCGTATCTAAACGCACACAGATATTTAAAAACTTTCAAACTACAAGTGACCCTAGAGTTTTGGTAATACAACCACAGTCTGCAGCACACGGTGTCACACTTACTGCAGCAGACACTGTTGTATTTTGGGGGCCAGTTATGTCTACTGAAACTTACATTCAATGCTGTGCTAGATCAGATCGTAAAGGTCAGGACAGTGACAAGGTAACAGTAATACATATTGAGGGCAGTGACATAGAGCGTAAGATGTTTAAGCGCTTGGCTTCACGAGTAAAGAATAATAATTTATTAGTTGAACTATATGAGGAGGAAATAAAAACGCTTGACAAAAAGTAAAATATTTGACAAACTTTTTCTTTAAAGGAGATTCTGATGACTACAGAAAATACAGTACCACTCGACAAACTTGCGGCTTGTCGTAGAAAAATTAAAGCTAAGATTCAAGAGATTGATAAGGATGCTGAGAATAAAAAGAAGTCTTTACAAGACAAACTAACTTTACTCGATCAAGGTATTAAAGATCAGATGTTATCGTTGGGAGTTAAGAGTGTGAAGACTGAGCAAGGCACTATCATTCTTAGTGAGAAGACAACGTATGCTACGAATGACTGGGCAGAGATGGACAAGTTTGTTGTAGAGAATGCAGTGCCTAGTTTGTTGCAGCGCCGCATCTCGCAAACAAACATTCAACAGTACCTACTTGAGAACCCTGACAATATTCCTGCTGGGTTGTATAGCAATACTAACTATCAAGTATCAGTACGGAAACCCACATGAGTTTTATTAAACTATCAATAGCCAATAGCGCATTTAAGTTGCGTGGGTCTAGTTCTGAGGGAGTAACAGAGCTAGATGTTGTGTTGATAAACGCTGCTAAGAACTACAGTAGAGTTTATTACACATCTACTTATGACCCAAACAATCCACGCAGTCCTGATTGTTGGTCTAGTAATAACGTAAAGCCGGATATGTTATCTCGTGAGATACAGTCTGATACATGTAGCACCTGTGAAAAGAATATAGCAGGATCAGGAGTGGGTGCTACAAGGGCGTGTAGGTTTTATCAATACGTCGCGTTGTTATTAGCCAATGATTTAGGTGGCACAGTTATTCAGTTAGCTGTGCCGGGGTCTTCGATATTTGGTAAGACAAATGGTGCAAGCTACTCGATGAAATCTTATGCTAAATATTTAGTGCAAGAAAACATTGATCCTGAAATGCTTGTTACCAAAATGTTTTTTGATTCAACTTCTATGGCAGCAAAGATATTATTTAAACCTGCTAGGTGGTTGACTGCTGAAGAACAAGCTCTTGTTTTAAACCGGGGTAAGTCGGATGCTGCAATGAGAGCAATCAAGATGTCCTTTGCACCTGCGAGTGTGAGTAATATTGATGCAGCTAATTTAAAACTTACTGACAAAAACTTTGCAGTATTGTCGCAAGCTATGGGCATGACCGCAGATATTAAATTTAATTAAAGGAGTATTTTATGAGTGATTTGACCGTGTTGGACAAGAATAACTTTGCTGCTATGGCAGAAGCTATGGGCATGAATGCTGATACAACTAAAAGTAGTGGCAGTACATTAGCACGTCTTGCTATTGATACTAAAGGGGTGTTTGGAGAAACGTCTGTCAAAGGTAAAAAGAAAAAGGTGGAGATTGTTTCTGCTGGTAGTTATGTTCTTAAGAAAACTGATGGCACAAAACTGTTTCAAGAAACTGTAGAGATTAGATTGTACAGTCAAAGATTTCAGTACGAGTTATATAAGCAGGACGGCGATAAGAAATCTTTTATTAGATCCGTGTTAGCAGGTAATTTTAATAGTGATCTTCCTGATTCCGCAGGTGGTATGAACTGTGGTAGACAGCGAGGGTATGTTGAAGATTACAATTCACTTACGCAAGAACAAAAAGATGTTAAACGTGTAAGAGTATTATTCGGAGAAGTAAAATTTACTGACCCTGTAGATGAAGAAGGTAATGAAGTCGGCCCTGTTACAACCCCATTCATATGGGATGTTAAGAACAACGAAGCGTTTAAGATTATGGGGCAGCCTATCACAGAGATGATGGAGCAGCAGATACTTCTTCCAGAGCGTTGGATTTCATTAGAAACAGAAGAGCGTTCATCTCCCTCTATCACATGGTATGTTCCAACTGCTTCACTACTTCCTGAAGTATTGCCGTTAGGTAAAGAAGAGCAGAAACTGTTTGCAGATTTTAATGCTTGGATAAAAAATAGTAACGAGCAAACTATGAGTAAGCACAAGTCAACAAGTGTTGCGCCTGCTACTCAGAGCGTAGAAGTTTTAGAAGATGTTGTTGAAGAGCCGGAAGTTCGTAAGGTAAAAAAGGTTGCGCCAGTTAAATCAAAACAATCAGACTTAGGTAGTGTTGTAGACGAGATTGATAATTGGGATACGGATGACTAATGGCCTACTCAGAAAAAACTAAACAGCTTATAGCTGATGCACCCCCTTCGCTAGGAACTAACCTAGCGCAGTGGGCTGTACAGCGGGGTGTGTCAGTACAGCAGGTAGCGACTGCAACTGGAGCAACTCGACAGACTGTATATAACTGGTTTACAGGCACAACATTAGTAACTCCTGCGTATCAAGAAAAAGTTTTAACAATACTAGACATATTAAAAAGTATTTCAAAGACTGATGATGCGTGGAAGAAAATTTGTGCTGCTTTAAAATTACATTTCTAAGAAAGAAGGAGACTCAATGGAACCAGAAGAGTTCTTATCGGCAGTCCTACCTTCATCGGGACTGTACTGCGTTTGTGAATTTACTACAAAGAGCCGGAATCATTTCTTCTCGAAGACTACGAAAGAGATGGTGCAAAATTCAGACAACTTAGTACAACAAAATATAGATTCTTACTTTGCCCTAGCGTCATTCAAAAGTAACCGACGTACTCAAGAGCAGGTCGTGGCACAGAAATCTTTATTTGTGGATCTTGATGTAGATAGTGGCAAGCCTGACAAAGCGTATGCTACAAAGAAGGAAGCAGAAAAAGCCTTCAAAAACTTTATGAAGACTACAGAGTTAGAAAAGTTTGGGCAACCAATAATTGTTTCTTCAGGGGGTGGGTATCACATATACTGGCCGTTTGAATCAGAAGTTTTTGATGTGGCTACTAGGTGGGTAGCGTTTACTGAAAACTTTAAACGCCTATGTAAGCAAGAAAATTTAAAGATTGACATGGCAGTTACGTCTGACTCAGCTCGTATACTACGTGTGCCGGGGACTAACAACTTTAAACTTGGGGTGGATAAACCTAGACCAGTAAAAATTCTTAAAGCTAGTAATGATCGGTTTAACTTTGAAGAGTTAGAGCAGTGGGTGTCTAGTAAGGTGGTTACTAAATGGCAGGCTCCACAACAAAAAGTTAACGGCACATCTTCTGAAAGAGTTAAAGAGTTAATTGAAACTACGGAAATAGTTTTTAAAACAATCATTGATAAGTCAATGAAAGATAGTGGCTGTGGACAATTAAGATACTTTATTGAGAACGCCCATGAACAAAACATGGAGCCGTTATGGAGAGCTATGTTGTCATTAGCTCAACCATGTGTTGATGCAGATGAGCAGACTATGTGGTTGACTAAGCTACATCCATATGAGCCAGAGAGAATGCACGAGAAGTTAGCGCAGATTAAAGGCCCATACTCCTGTGTAAAGATTGATAGTGCGAACCCCGGTGTCTGTGATAAGTGTAAACATGTATCAAAGATTACTAATCCTTTAATTCTAGGCAGACGTGCTAAGACATCTACGAAACAAATAGAAGTAGTTGTAGAAAAAAATCCTAATGCCCCTGTTAAACGCCCTGTACCTCCACGTCCTTTCTCATATGGTGCAAAGGGTGGAGTTTATATGGATAAAGAGTTAGTAGATTCTGATGGCACTAAGACAACTCAACAGATAATGATCTTGTCATATGACTTATTCGTAGTAGATATTCTTCAACATGAATCAGAACACATAGTTCATATGGTTGCAGCTAGACCAGAGAGAAGTGTGGCAGTTACGCTACCGCAACGTGCGGTTGTTTCTAAAGATGAAACAGTAAAAGTGTTGGCACAACAAAACATCATTGCATCCTACGGACAGGGTAATGATAAAAACTTATTTGCTTATGTTCGTGCATGTGTAGAAGAAGCATCAGTGCAACGAGGTGCAGTAAAAGTGCCGTCTAGTTATGGGTGGCAGGATAATAACTCGTTTGTTTTTAATGAGCAGATATATACAGCTAGTCGGCCAGACCCTAGACATGTACCCATGCGAGGGCTACATAACTTAAACTCAGCTTGTTCTCCTGCAGGTAGCCTAGACAAGTGGGTATCTATAGTGAACATGATAAAAGCAAAAGAATTATATGGGGTGTTATGTATGTCACTCATAGGCTTTGGCTCTCCTCTTATGAGATTCACAGGCTTTGATGGGATCACGTGGCACTTAGGATCAAGTGCTTCTGGAACTGGTAAGACTTTAGCTCTTGAACTAGCATCTTCAGTATGGGGGCATCCTACTAGGTATAGGGTGGGTAAGAATACATCAGACGTAGCTATGCAACAGCGTCTAGGTTTACTAAATAGTTTGCCACTTATATCAGATGAGATAACAAGTAAGAATAGAAAAGACTTTGAGTGGTTTCCTGCGTTTGTATTTGATATGGCAGAGGGTCAAGGTAAACAACGAATGGAGGCAGGGGCTAACAAAGAACGAGAGAACACAACCTTCTGGGAATCAATGGCGCTACTGTCTTCTAACACACACGTTACAGATTACTTATCAGGCGCTCGTAAGCACTCATCTCAAGGAGAAATACTGCGAGTCTTAGAGTGGAAACCTACAGAAAAAATATCATGGGCTGAGGGAGAAACAGATCAAATATCAGCACTTAAATCTAACTATGGTGTTGCAGGACATAAGTTTGCTGCATGGTTGGTTAATAATATAGATACGGCAAAGAGTATAGTAGCAAAAGTTAAGGACAAATTAAAAGTAGAGTTTGAGTTTTCAGATGATGAACGCTACTGGTTAGCAGGCTGTAGTGCATTAGTAGCAGGGGGCATACTAGCAGGCAGTAAACATGCAGGCATAATTGATTACCCGATACAAGGCATAGTTGAGATACTGAAAAGCATAATCACAGAATCTCGTAAAGCTGTTAAAGATAATGTACGNACTGCAGATGATGTATTGAATACTTATATNAGAGAATACTACGGTAAGTTTGTNATTGTTAGAAAGAGTGAGAATAATCTTGTATCTTCATTCGGTAGTGAGGGGGTAATAGATCAGACTATAACTCGTAGTGAGATCTTTGGTAGNGTAGAGCATGGCATGTCACCGGGGTATATAGATTTTTATTTAGAAGAGCAACTGCTAAAGAAGTATTGTTCTAGTATGAGCTTTGGATACTCTGACTTTAAGAATCAAATTGAAAAGAAGTATCGAGTGTCGTACAAGAAAAAAGATATGTTAGCAAAAACAAAGGGGCCAACCATGCGTGTGAACGCAATGCAGATATCCAGAAAGGAAGATGAAGATTCAATACCCGTGGAAGAAACTTAAAAAGGGGCAAGGATTTTTTGTCCCTTGTTTAGATACGCAAAAGGTTTATGAGGAAGGATTAAAAGCTGCGGTGTCTCAAAAAGTATTAAAAGCTAGGGCTAGTATAGGAATTAAAAATCAATTGCTAGGGGTTCTTTTTTACTTTGTTGATAATAATTAGCGTAATCTTTTAATAATTTTTTTAGATCTTTTAAGTCGCGTTCTTTTTGTTCTTTAGGTAACTCAGGGTCTTCTCTAACTCGTCTAATTTCTTTTTGTATCTCCCCTGCGCTTTTTCTAAACACAGCCCCTGCTTTTCCTAGTAAATAATCTACTTCGTTATCTTTATAAAACTTAAATGCTTCTTTATCTCTACCTTCGTCTATTAATTTTTTATAGGTCTTAACAATTTTGTCAGTTTCTATTGCAGTTTGATATGCTCCGTTAACTATACCGCCAGCACTATCTGGTTGAAATAATCCTCCAATAAAAGGAGCATTAGCAATAGAGCCATCCGGTTTTATAATATCTTTTTCAAGCACAGGGTTTAATAGTTTTAATAAACTTATTCCTAACCCCCCAGTAAACCCACGAAATAAAGTTTCAATTTGAATAGGAGAAACTCCCAACACCTCAGTTAATTGTCCTGCTTGTTTAAGAGCTTCTGGAGTAGATGAAGAATATCTTTCAGACGGAATTAAAGTTTTCATACGAGGGCTTTCAATCGGCGCCTGCGTAAAGAAAGAATAATTTGTAGCAAGTTCTATAAAAGGTTTTACCCCTGTTGGCAAGTCTGGTACTGGAATTAATCCTGCGCCCGGATTAACTAAAGGCATGCTTCGTAAGAACATGTCATATAATTCTTTTAAAGTTTTGGACGCATCTCTATCAGAGAACGCCATGTTGTACACACCTTCAGGAAGAGCTTTACCAATGAATCCAACTTCAAATGGAATAGGTACTCGTAACGCAGTACCCCCTATAGGAATAAACCAATTACTAAGACGTTGTGCAGGAGTAGCATCTTTGTAAAGATCTTCATCTTCCATCATCTGAGTGTATGAAAGAGTCATAGCAGCCATCATAATTAAACGTGAGTACAGTTTTCTTTTAACTTTTAGTCTTTGAGAAGCTGGCATGTCTCCTTTAAATGCTCTGTAGATAACGTCAATACCTTGAATGTTTGCATTAAAAAATGTAATTAAAGTATTAAGGTGCATCATAGTAGGAGATAGCCCACGTCGGCTAAAGTTCATAGCTTCTAACGCACCAAACGTAGCTTCTCTTTCTGATAGTCCTTGTTGTAAAAACGAGTTGTACATTGACACTCGTGTAGCACCATCACCTTTCATAGCTAAAGAATCTAACTTAGCAAGACTTGATGCCCAATTACTTTTGCCTGAAGTAATTTGCAAAAGAATTTTTTGCATGTCATCAGAGGCTCCAGATAAAACCTGACCTCCAATAACACCTCGTTTTTGTAAGCTGCCAAAAGCGCCATCTCTATTTGCACGAGTTAACTCTCTTAACGTATCAACAACAGGCGTAAAGTTTGCACCTGTAGTCATAACAGCCGCCATAGAATCACGATAGATTTGTCTGACTGCGTAGTCTGGAGAACGAGTAACAAACTTTCTTAGCCAGTTAGCAGGCATACCTAGTAATCGAATAGCCGTTGGAATAGATGCTTGGATACCATGTAAACCTTCTACTACTAACTCTGTGGGTATGTCTCCAAACAACATCTCTTTATTTTCAGTATTAACAACAGCCGAAAAATCTTCTCCATTTATTTTAAATCTAATAGTAGAGCGATCAGCTTTTCCAGTGCCTTTAGATATTGTAGCAACACCTAAATCTTTAAATACAAAAGCAGTGTTTCGAGTAGCTAAATTTTTTAAAGCCATGTCAGTTAAAAGATTTGTATTTCGTAAAGCAGAATCAAATACAGTAAATACTTTTTGCTGACCTCCTATTAATTCTTTAAGGTATGGTTGACTTGTAAGATCTCCTACTCTAAATGGTTTTTCTCCTTGTATATTTAACATAACGCTATCGCCATCTGAACGATAGAAAGGCACATAATCATTTGTAAGTTTTAATTTCTCACCTATGTTCTTACCCATAGCGCCAGTAGAAATTAAAAAGTCAATCAACCCTTTGTTGTATTCGTTGTAAATCTTTCTTGCATTTTGAAATGACTTATTAGAATCTCCAAACTGTTCAGCGGCTGCTAACTCAGCGTCTGTAATCCTGCCTTCTAAATCTAATACTTTTTTACCTACACGTTTTGCACGTTTTGCTAGTAGGTATAGAGTAAACTGAGCTTCTGTTGCTTTATCATTTCCAATATTTGCACCACGCAATGCTTCAGCTACCTGTTTTAAACTAGCACCGGGAGTAGATTCAATAATGCGTTCTTCCTTATTGTCAGGACGTTTTACTTTTTTAAGAGACAGTGGCCCTGATGTAGCTACTTCTGCTATAAAACTATTTCGTTGATCTGACATTCTATTAAAGTACATTACGTCCATTGCTTTAACAGAATCTATAATATTTTTTTCTGCACCTTTTTTAATAAGGGCTTCAGTAGCACCAAACCTATCAAAATATTTTACTCGACCTGCTAGTCCTAAATTTTCTGCTTTTATTCTCTGTGCAGCAGGAGTACCCAAATCAATAATTCTTTCTGCTGCACCTTGTAACTCTGTAGGCACATCATTGTTATATTTAGCAGGAGTAATTCTAAAAGAAACATCACCTCGTGCATCTACTTTTGCCATAGGTTTGCCAGCATTAAAGTTTGCTTCGGCTTGTTTAAGTAAATAAAATATATCCGACGTTGACATCTTGTTAGCGTCTAACAATCCAATCTTTTTAAACGCCGCCCTAATAGCGCCTACTAACTCTTGCAACCAACGCTTTGCAGTTTGTAAAAATGACGCATCAACTTTTTTCTCTGCAGTAAATGCTATTATTTCTTTTAGCATTAACATTTTAGCGTTGTCAGTAGAGCCATTCTTACCCATTAGTGCGTAGGCTTCATGCTCTAACCCTTGCAAGTTTAATTTATCTGCTAGGGTATAAACATTTCCGTATTGATTCTCTACTTGTTTTAAAAGTTTCTTCATTCCGTTCTGGCCTAGAACAGACTCAACGCTGTAGTGTCCAATTAACTCATGCGCTAAAGTTTTTTCTAAATCAATCATACTAGAATGATTATCAACTACGATAAATACAGAGCCATCAGGTAGAACGCCACCTTTAATTTGATTTTTATACGACTCTAATCCTTTTGCTTGTATATCTTTTTTTACATTATCAGGCAAAGCATCGAATGTTTTATAGTAATTAAAATTTATATCCGCAGCAGTTGCTTTTTCTTTAGTAGTTTTTAAACGCTCAACAGCAGCATTAACATCGAGTTCTCCTGATGCAGCAGACTCACTAATTCTGTAATCAAAACCATCTCTATTAAAAGTTTTACCTTCTATAAAAGATCCAACAGTTCCTAATAAATCAAATGCTTGTTTGTCTGTAAAAGTTTTTTGTTGATTAATAGAAAAATCTGGATTACGAAATTCGTCTGGCTTAACGGTTCGTTTTCGTAGGTTTTTTACATTAGGCAGTTCTGGTTTATCAAGAAGAATACCTCCTAAATTTGATAATTCATCTCGTTTTGCTTTTTGTAAATTGTTATTAAGAAATTTTATTCTATCTAAAGTGTTTAAATAAGTTTGTAAATCAAACGCTAAATCAATATTTTTTTTAGCGTAATTTTCAGATACGATTTTAAAATTTTTACCAACCGTTTTGTCTTTTGTAAACTTAGTAAGACGTATAACCTCTTTTATTGTTTCTTCTATTTCAGGTCGTGTAATAGCCCCAAGGTTTAATTTGCTTCTTAAATTATTAGCTTGAGCATATCTATTTTTAAGTATCTTTTTTAAAGAATTAAATTTTGGTTGAACATCTTTAGCTTCGCTTAGTATAGCTAAGTCTGTAAGATCGTTTTCTAACGATTCAATTTCTTCATTTAAGTCTAAACGCTTTTGTTTGTTTTTTTCTCCTTTGGTTTGTTTAAGTTCTGTTTTTTTACTTATTAATTTTTCTTCTACAGCTTGAATTTTTTTATCAACATTTGCAGGATTAACAAAAAGTTTACTAATAGCAGTAGTGCTTAATGTTGTAGGAGTAACAGTTGATTGTTCAGGATTGCCAAACAAGTCAATTCCCTTTCCTACATCTTCACTTACAAATGCTAATGCTTTTTGTGTTTTTTTAATATCTGCTAACTCTTTTTTATACTGAGTCTTTAATTTATTTGTAAGTTTTTTGCCTGCAGTATCTACATTTGATTCTAATATTTTTTCTATTGCGTTAATTCTAGTATCTGCTTCTTGTTTTTCTTTTCTCAATTCAGGAGTTGCTTCAAGTAAATCTGGCATTCCTGAAAGATTATCAACAGCTTTTATTTCTGCAATTGTAAATCTAGCAACAGGAGATTTTGTAAGTTCTTGAAAATTATTTTTTAGTATACCTCTTTCAGTTTTTTTATTATCTAACTTATCTTCTAAATTAGCTTTTAATTTTTTTGTAATTTTTGGAGCTTCTAATTCTTTTTCTATATTTGTAATTTCTTCTTCTACTTTTGCAAGTTCAGGCTTAAGAGCTTTAATTTTTTCTGCTTTATCTTTGTCAGCTTGTTTTCTAAAGTCTGATTTTCCCTTTTTATCTCTTTGTAATGCAGCTCTATATGCTAAATCATCACTAAGTTGTACCACTTCTTGTTTTATTTTAGAGCTTCCACTAGGATCAAGTTCATCTGCAATATCAGTTCGTGCTTGTCTAGTTACAGGAGTAATTTTCCTGCCGGGTAAAGACTTACGAAGTTCTTCAGGTGCTGCTTTTACTTTTGCAGCTTCTGCTTTTTCTGCTGCAACTTTTTTAGCTTCTTTTCTTTCTGCTAAAAGTTTTTTTGTTTCAGCATTTTTTTTATTTTCTCTATCTTTTAATTGTTCTACAGCTAATTTTTTAGCTTCACGAACAGCGTCTTCTTTTTCTTCTTTTGTAACATCAGATAAGTTATTTATTTGATTTTCTATTGCAACTTCTCTTTTAATAATATTAAATTTTTTCTTATCTAATTTAGTAAGTTCTGCTTCAACAAAAGTTTTAATTTGTTTTGTATATTTTTCAATGTCTTTATTTAATTTGTTAATTCTTGCTTGAGGAATATCAGGTTTATTAACTTGTTCTTCTGCTGCTTTAAGTTTAGCTTGCACTCGTCCAATAGGAGAAGTTGGTATAAAAGGTTGGGTTTTTTTGTTTAATGCTTCTACTAAAAATGTTTGGTCAAAGCCTTTATCAAGTTCAACAAATTCAGTTAATGGTTTTATTTCTAAAATTTGTCTAGCAACATCTGTTCTATCATCTACTACTTTTTTTAATTCTTTTTGAAGTCTACCAAGTTTTACATTACGTGCTTCGGGTTGTTTAAAAGAAGCAAATTCTAATTGTCCTTCAGGCACATCACTAGAAGGACGTCTTTTTGTAACAGGTTTTACATCTTCTTTTTTTTGTAATTCTTGTAGAGCTTTTGGCGTTTGTCCTATAAGTCCAAATACTTGTCTAACATTTCTACTTGTTGCAGCTTCTTCTTTTAATTGATTTATTGATTCTGTTAAAACTTCTAAGGCTTGTTTAGGATTGCCAAACGGTCGTTGCTCAAGAGGTCTTACATCTTTATAAATAGTTTTTGCTTCTGCTATTAATTTAGTTCCTCGTGTTTGTGCAGGTTGTAATGTAACAAGAACTTTTTCTTTAGATGCTAGTTGTCTATTATAAATTTCATCTAAAATTTCATTAACTTTATTTCTAACTTCTGTAGTTTCGTTATTTGTTAATAGTTTAATGTTATCTCTTTTCCTACGCAAAGCAACTTCATCTACTAAACTATTTAAAAAGTTTTCACGGTTTGTATTAATTTTTTTAATTAACCCTTCACGAGTAAAACTAGCTCCCACTCTTCTATTTTCATTAGGGCTATCAAGATATGTCGTAGTTCTTAAATCATTAAGTAATTCATTAAACTGAGTGAAAGAAAGATCGCCAGCACTTCGTTCTCTTTCTATGCCTTGAGGTGTCACTGCCTTTGCGCCAACAATATCAACAGGAAAGTCGCCTCTAAGTTTTTTACCTAGTTCTGCATCTCGTGACACACTAGTTAAAGTTTTCTCTAATCCTGCATCAAGAGCTGGTTGATCTCTTTTAAGATTAGTAAGTTCTTCTTGGTATGATTTTTTTAATTCTTCTGTAAGTTTTTTGCCTGAAGGAGCAATATTTGATTCAAGTATTTTTTCAACTTCTGTAATTCTTGCGGCATCTGAACGTACGGGTGCAGAAGTTTGAACTGTTGCTAACAACTCATTAAGTATTCTAAGTTGTACATTTTCTTTAATTGCTGTATTACCTTTTTCTTTAAAAAGTTTACCTGTTTTAAAGTTAATTAAAGATTCTGCTCCGGGGAGTTCTCTTCGTTGTTGATTAAATTTTAATGTTTTAATTCTTTGGCGAATAGCTTCTTTAACATTTTTATCATAAGCATCTATAAAGACAGATTGTCTAGGTGTTGTCTTTGCAGTTACTGGTTGTGTTTTCCCTCGTATTTTTTCAAGATCTTTAAGCCCAAGAGCTTTAGCTACTTCGTTAGAAAGTTGCCCTTTTTTAAGATCTCTATTAAAATTTTCAAATGCAGTTGTAGTAGAAGTTTCTGCAGTATCTGCAATAGCTTCCATAGCTTTACGTCTATTGCCTCTTAATACACTTATCTCATCTGAAAGTTTAAATATTGCTTCTTTATCTCTTCCTGTTTCTTGAAATAACTTACGTTGGTTTTCTCTTTTCTCAATTTCACGATTCATCGTGTTAATAGTTTTATTCGCAGATGCTAATCTTTTTGTATAATCAAACGGTAATCGTTTTGGCTCTGCTTTAGGAAAAAGTATATCGTAATCAAACTCGCCACTAGTTTGCTCATCAAAGTAATTTTTTAAAACAGATTCAGTTTCTGCATCTTTTATTTTTTTATCTTTTATTTTTTGTGCGGTGCTAAAATCTTTTAAAAACTTTGTAGATAATTTATTACGAAGATCACGAGTATCTTTAATTTGTTTTTCAGCTTCTACAGCTCTAAGTTTTTGAGTGCTATCTTTAAGCTCTTCTAATTTTTTTAATTGTTTATTGTAATCAGGACGCCCAAGATCGTCATATGTATCTCGTAGACTTGAATCAATAGCTTCAGTATTTATTCCTGCACTTTCTAAATCTTCTACAAAGAAAGCAACTTCTTTTCTTAAACCTTCTCTAGTAGCATCCTCTTCTACAACAGGCGCTGCAGGTTCTTCAGCCATACGCTCTGCTACAGTAGGTTCTTTAACTGTAGGTTCTTCAACCGTAGGTTCTTTAACTGTAGGTTCTTTAACCGTAGGTTCTTCAACAGGTTTTGTTTGTTGCTCAAGAACTTCTTCAAAGCTAGGCAAACCTCCCATAGCTCTAAGTGTTTCTGTATCACTATTAATTTGTTGTTCTAAAATATCAATTCGATTAGTTGCTTCAGATCGTATATCTTTATCTAAAGTTTTATCTTTTAATAACTGTTTTAATTTTTTAAGTTGTTCTTTGTTAGCATTTAGACTTTGTTTATATCTAGCTATTTCTGACGTTTCAGTGTCAGGTTGTGCTTCATCTGACCTTTGAACTAAGGCTTCGTCAACAACAGGAGTTTGTGAAGGAGTATCAACAGCAGGATCTCGTCCAGCTTCAAAGTAACGTCCTGCTCCACCAAGCGGTGTACCCACCAGTGCAGCTCCATACGCAGCACGTCCATACTCTTGAACAGCATCAGGAGTTGACAGCGGCAACCCTGCTTGATAACGCTCAATCATTTGTTGTGCAACTTCTGTTCCTGATTCAACAGCTAAACCTCTTGCTCCACCTTTTGCTAATGAAGATATAATTCCTTCATCAATAGCTTTACTTCCTCCCTCGGCCAATAACCGTTCAACCTTTGGCCCCAACAAACTTCCAATAACTCCCCTTCCCAAAACAGTAAACGTAGCTGCTAACTCTAAACCTGCAGCCGGTGCTGCTGCCAAGAGAGCTTTGCCTCTATCAACATCTACATCTCTTCCTGCTGCTACATCTTCTTCTGCTTGACGCTCAAGGAAAGACGAATAAAGTTGTGGAAGTGCAAAAGACAATCCTCCAGCTATAGCTCCGGGCGCTCCAAATGTTCTACCTCCTACAAAACTGGCTCCCACTGTACCTGCAATATTAGGAAACTGTTCTGCAATAGCTGTTGGCACTTGACTAACAACTTCTTTAGCTGCAGGTAAAAAACCCTCTTGTTTATATGCGTCAATAACAGCTTCTAAATTAGAACCGGGAGCAAATTGTTTGGCAATTTCTTCTTGTCTTTTTAATCCTGCTAAAGCTGCTGCATCTTTGTCATCTGTTGCAGATTCAAACGCTGTTTGAAATCCTGATTTAAGAACTTCTAATCCACGTCTAGCAGCAGGGCCAACACCTTCTCGTGAATCTTCTTCAGATTGAAATGCTGCTTTAAATGCTGGGCTTGTACGAATAGCTTCTTTTATTTCCTCATCCGTCATGGTGTCAGGAAATCTAACTCGCCCAACATTTGGTATTTGAACTACAGGCATATTAGTTCCTTAACAGATTGTCAGTTTTTGGGTCATAACTAAAGTTTGCTCCTGATGAACCGCCACTACCGCTCATACCTAACGTACGTTGAATAAACTGCATAGCAATTTCTTCGTCTACCTGTTCAGGCTTTACCCCCATAATCCTAGCTACATGCATTTTTTGATCCGGTTTTATTAGAATATCTTTCACTTGTCTTTGTATATTTAGCCTGTTACTCGCACTTAAACCGCTAAGACCACTACCAAGACCAAGACCAAGACCACCAAAAGTTGATCTTTCTTTTGCCGCCTTTACACTAAACTTGCCTGTTATGATTGTTTTCTGTAATGCTAATTTAGCTAATTTTCTTTCTTGTTGAGCTTTGTCAAAACGATCTTGTGCTTTTTCTTTCATGTTTATTGCAGCTATGCCCGTTTGTCTATTGGATGTTTGGAAGGCTTTCTCAAGACTCAGTGCTTCTTTGTTATAATCTCTGTCCATCTTTTGATAATACTTAATATCTTCAGCAAGTCCTTTAACTGCAGGGGCTGCGCCCTTACCAATATTAACGAAAGCATTAGGCGATTCTCCAGCCATTATACCTAACCCCATTTCAAACAAACGTAAAGCACGTCCTTCTTTTCCTTCGGCTTTAGTTTGCGCCTGCATTTCTTTTAATTTTGTTTTTGCCTCTGCGAAATAATTTTTATCATACCCAGCCTTTTCCATAGCAAGATTAACAGTATCTACATAATCACCTACCTCTTTTGGTTTCAGATCTTCAAAATCATTCTTAAACCCTAGTTCAGCTAGTTGATTGTTTAAACTGTCTAATGAAGGCATAGATAAATCAGATTGTGGAGGGGCATCTGCAACAAGCCCACGGCCATTTGCAAGAGGGCCACCTACAGGAGATTGATTTACAGAAAGAATTTCTTCTTTTATAGAAGAAGGATATACAGGAGTTGCTTGTGGTTTTATTTCAGATATAGCTGATTGTAGAGCTTCTAATCCTCCAAAATTCCCAGTCTCATCACGTAATAAAGAATTTATTTGATCTGGTTTCATACCGTACGATCTAGCTTCTTGTATTGCGTTATACACAGGTTGTGGAAGTTTAGAAAGAGTTTCAAAATTTCTTAAGTTGCCAGCAGGTGTAACTTTTGGAGCAAGTCCTTTATCCATTATATTTCCAACTTGCGAAAAAACTTCTTTAGCCGCTGGCATAAACCCTTGCTCTTCGTATATATCTGGAACAGCCCCAAAACTAAAAGTAGGAGTTGTTATTTCAGGAATAGTAACTGGAGTTGTTGCAGAAATTCCCCCTTGAGGGTTTAATACATTTTGTTGACGATATAAGTCTGGAAAATTTTGCATAGCTTGCATACGTTTTACAATTTCATCTTCTCCTGCTCCTGCATCCCCTGCAGCAAGTAATGCGGCTGCTCCTTTAGGAACTTTTCCGTAGGTACTAAGAGGGTTTACAAGCCCAAGACTTTTTCCAATAACACCTTTTGGAAGAAACCTTTTTCCAGACTCAAAATATGCTTTGTTAGCTGCTTTGTTAGCTGCTTTTGCTTTGAGTTTGTCTGCTTTGATTTTTGCTTGTTGCTCCGCTTTATTTAACACAAGTCTATCTACTCTTCGATCACGAACTACTTGACGATCTACTTCTCCTCCCTGTCCTACACTTTTTGGCTGAAATTTAGTTGGGTCACCTTTTACAGTTGGCCCCGGCATTTTTAGATTTCTATCAAAAGGACTTGCTCCTATACCGCCTATGCGTTGATTCGTAGCAGCTTGCACAATTTTTTGAAAGGCTTGAGTTTGTGGAAGAGGGCGCCCAGCTTTTTTAAATTTTTCTAAAACTTCAATGTAATTAAATTTAGTATCTCCTCGTGCTGCGGCTGCACGAGCTTGTTCAAGTATTCTTTTTAAATTGTCTTCTGGTAAATTTACATATCCTGTATTTTGAAACGCAACTATACCTCCTCTGTTACCTGCAGGAGGTTTGCCCCCAATAGTAGCCATTTGATTTTGTGCTGCTAAGTTTCTAACAGCAGGCTGTGACATATCTAAACCTAACCCATCTTGAGGAGCAGGCGCAGTTAAAGACTGCATTACACTAGGAGGCTTAGGGCCAGCGCCTTTCATTTTCTCTGCCGTGCTTTTTCTAGCTTGCAACTCTCCTGCTAACAGTAAATACTTTTTACTTCCTACATCTTGTGGACGCTTAAGAGTTATTTCTCGTAACATATTTTTTAAAAACGGTATTCCTTTTGGCCCTTTTGGTACAGCTTTTTTAATTAACGAGTCGAGCTTTGCGATGTTAGGATCAGATATTGTGAGTGCCATAATTACATTCCTGACATTAGTTTTTGAAGAGCTAAACCTGATAGCCCCAATCCACCAATTTGCGAAATAGCAGACGGCGGCTGTTGATAAATAGCTCGTCCCCCGGATTGTGCAAGATTAGATGATCCACGAAGAAGATCAGACATAAATCCTAGACGTGTATAAGGATCAGCTTGTTGTGTTTGGAAATCTCCATACGCCATATCTAACCTAGCTTGTCGCTCTGCTTGAGCTTGTGCGGCCATTTGATTTTGAAACTGTATGTTTGCTAATTGTGTTTGACCTTGACGACCAGCTAAATCTCCTAATACTGCGGCTGATTGTGTAGCTGCTTGTGTTCCTTTTAATCCTATCTCAGACCCAAACTGTTCATTAGCTTGATTAGCTAAAGCTGCTTGAAGAGCTTGATTTGCTCCTAACCCTTGCGTTTGTAAGGATGCTGCAAGATTTTGTACTCTAGCTTGTTGCTCATTATCTAAATTTGCAAGTGATGTTTTTAAACCTATGTCAGCACCGAGAGCCTGTACTCCTAATTTAGCAGCACGATCTCTTTCAAACTGTGCTTGTGCTGATTCATAAGCAGATTGTAGTCCTTGTGCTTGAATGTCTCCAAGCTGACCACCTAATGCAGCTTCTCGTTCTCCTTGAAGTAAAGCCTGCCTTGCTCCTCCATAAGTTCCTTGTCTGGCAGCGGCTAGGTTTGTAGAAAGTTGAGTTCGTTTAGCATCATCTATTGCAGCTAACTTTTGACGTTCTACAACTTCTTGCATAAACGGAGAACCGTACTTAACTACTTCTTCACTACTAAATTCCGGCGCTGCAAGAGTAGGATTGTAAACAGTCTGTGCGCCTTGCATACCGTATTGTGTAAGTTGTGGCCCACTAACCGCAGTTGAAGTTGGATCATATTGCGAACTTGTCAACGCCTGTAGTCCAGCAGTTTGAGCAAGACTTGCTCCCGCATCAAAGCCTCCGGGCATTTGTAAATTTTGTGCATTTAAACGAGCTTCTTGTTGTGCAACATTAGGCCCAGCAATTCGTTCTCCTCCATATACTTGATACGGAGATTTTTCTACATCAGAAAGTGCTGCTGCTTTTCCTAGTATATCGGCCATGTACGGTTCAGCGTACTCCGGTATAGTAGTTTGACTCATACTAGTAGGCTGCCCTCCACTAGGCCCACCCTCTAAAGTCATAGGCCGATTGCCCGGCCCTGCTCGTTTTACAAATGCCCTTTCAGGTAACATTTCATCCCATGCGTTTCTCATATTTTTACCTCAACAATTTTATAACGCTCTATAAAATCAAACCGCCTCCAAAATCTTGCAATAGATTCTCGTGCTGCACCTTGAATTTTAGTAGCCCCAAAACTTTTTAACAATGTTTTTAATTTTGCAAAAGACTCTCGACTAACTATACCTTTACCGCCTATCGTAGTTATATACGCCACCCTATCATTAGGTAGATTATAAATTTGTACTGCTGCTGCACCTTTTATTAATTTGTTTTCACTAACAGCAACTACTAACATCCATTCCCCTTTTGTAATATACACCTTAGCTTGCTCAACAGTATAATCACCTTCACAAAACGATAGTCCATCTTTTAAAAACTTTTCTACATCAGGCCACACAGTATGAATTAAAGAAAGTGGAACAACCTCAACAGAATCCATTAAGCTGGCATAACCTTATTCACATTAACGGCAGGTGCTTGTTTTTCTTTACCTGTTCTTTCTTTACGAATATTATCCATCATAGCGTACAATCGCTTTGCTCCTGCATTACTAGAGCCATTCCCTAAATGCGAAACAACATCTGCAGGTATAACAAACTCTCCGTCTGACAGAGCAGCCTCTTGTACGTTATTTATATTTGCAGGAATAGTATCACTCATACCATCTCCCATTCCTTTTAAATACTCACCTCTATTATTTAAATTAGCTAATCCACCCATTGCAAAAAACCGTGGTCTAAAATAACGAAGCTCATCAGTGTCTTCACCTCTTGCACCTGTTCTATAGGATACGTCCTGAGTGCCGGGATCATAATCGTAATTTTTTATTTTTCCTGTTTTTTTCTTATATTCATACGGATCTTGTGCTAGTAAAGGGGAAGCCCCTGCAAAACTATACTTAAACACATCTCCTACTGTTCCCTTACCGCCGGGAGCAAGTCCTTTAACAAAAGCCTCACGCCCTGCTTCACTTCCTAAATTAGTAAAACCTTTTCCAGCTAAGCTAAAATTCTCACCCATAGTTAAAGTTTTAGGGTCAATAGGCGCTTGCATTATCCCTTGACCTGCCGAGTTTATACCTGCTAAATTTCTTGGAGTTTGCGATCCAATTGCCGGATTCATGTTCCCCGGGGTGGGGATTGGAGTCGTTTGTGCTACTTGCGCTATCCCCGGTTGCATTATCCCTTGACCCCCCGGACCTATACTTGCTATATTTGTTGGAGTTGCTGCCGAAATTGTATCCATACCGACACTTCCCACAACGTCTGCACCGGTTGCAGCGGTGGTTGTAGCATCTGCACCACTTGCAACTACATTTGTAGGAGCTGTGGCAGCACCTGCTGCAGTTAATCCTTGCCCAAGCCCTCCTCCACCGTACGCTCCAAGACCCGCCATTAAACCTTTTTCTACATCCCCAGTGACTAGTGCAGTTCCTCCTCCAACTAGACCAGCAGCTACAAGCGGAGTTAATGTACCCCCAGAACCTGCAACCAAAGCAGCACCAGCTAACGTAGGAAGAATGTCTTCAAGAAACCCAGCTTCAGGAAGTCCTGTTGAAGGGTTAATACTTAAACTTCTATTATATTTTTGAGCTAAAGTTTGCAATCCCCCTACTTCAGAAGGAGTCATATGAACAAGCATTGAGTCATTGCCACGTCCTTGAGATTGTATTGCTTTAGCTAACGGTTGCATGTTATTCATATCTTATCCAATAGTAACTGTTACACTGCCTAAAGATACTGTTGCACTAAGACCCTCTACGCCTGTATCTTGTGGTAGTAATATTTTAACGCTTCTTCCATCTCTATACAAACTAAAAGGTGGTAATCCTACAGGTGCTTCTGTTAAATTTGTTAATGTCAACCCTTCTAAGTGCAAAGCATTTTGTGAATCCAAATGCGTAAAGTATATATTTAATACTCTAACTAATTGATCTAAATAACTTTTGTCATATTCTTGTGGCGCTAAAGGAAGTGGAGGCGCACGAAATGACCTCATTGTCATTATCTTCTCCCATCAGGACGACCATCTAATCTAGGAGAACCTAACTTCCATGTCGTACCAAGAGTGTCAGAAGATATTTTAAACCCCATCTGTCTTGCTCTAGCTCTTAAAAATACTTGTTCAGTGTAAACATTTATATCAGTCTCAATTACATTTTTATCTTGCTCTACACTATACGTGCTACCCGGAAAGTTTCTAGGTTTAACTGTCATCTTAACTGTAGGCTCACTAGCATTAGAACCTGTAAAACTTACATCAGGGATAATTCTATTAACTAAGGTAAACTTATCTCCATCCCCAATATCAAAGTCAGATGAAGTTATAAATGCTGACATCGCTGAACCATCTGCATCATTACCCACTTCATGGTTGTAAACAAAATTATCGCCGACCGCTTGTGGAAACTGTCTTAAATTAGAGTCTAACCAAGCTGACCTATTCAAACTACCATAAAACCATACACCTTCTTTGTAGTTATATACTATATAAGAATCATTTGTTAAGCTGTTTTTTGACGGGTAAAACCACCACACTTCACTTTGAGCTTCTACAGTGCCTGCATATACATATGCTAGAGCATCAAAGTTAATATTATTAAATACAAAGTCTCTAAGTGTGCAAGGAAGAGTATCAACTTTTCCGTTATACATATAAAATTTATCTGCCCCCATCCAAAATAATATGTTACTTGCCCCAGCAACACATCGTGGACTTGCAATAGATATATTAGCTTCTAGTTCCTGAAGGCCAAAAACATCTGTTGTTCCAAGAAACTGTAAAGAATGCACTGACATATCTGTAAATATTAAGATTTCTTGTCTTGTTCTAAATGCCGTTACTATTCTTGACCCACTACTGACTTTAATAAACCCTGCACTGTTAAGAGTAGACGGGGTAAAGTTTTCAGGTTCATCTTGATTTGAAAATCTTATTAACAAAGGATCGAAAGTGCCTCCGCCAAAAGGCGTTGCTCCAAACGCAAGTAAATGTCTGTCTACTTGAGAAACCATGATCTGACCCACTTCAGCAGGAACATCTGAAGCGTTTGAACGGCTTGATAATAGAACTGCTCTAGTTGATATTACATTTGTAGGGTCTACGACTGATCCTCTTGCCCAATAATAAATAGCCCCCTTGCCGTCTGTATTGACGTTCATTATTAAATCATTATCAAAATTGTCAAAAAACCAAACAGTTAAAGGAAGTATAACAGGTTGTAAAGAACCAGAACCCCAAGTTAGCCTTCCCCAAGTGCTAGTTCCCCAACCATAACCATATTCAACAGTTCCATTACCTGCTGTTATTTCAAAAGTTTGCACAGTTGAAGTGCCACCATTTCCACTGTCACTGCTATTAGCAGTAACTGTATTGTTATCTGTATCTCTTGCGGATATAGAATAAGAATTACTGTCTATTTTAGTTATCTCATAATTTTGATTTAATGCCGCAGCGGTTATATTCCCACCTAAACTAACAGCGCCAGAAAAAGTTACAAAGTCTCCAGTTACTGCTCCATGACTTGATGAGGTTACAACAATAGTAGAAGAGCCATCAGTAGCTGCAAATATATTGTTTGCTTCTGAGGTAGCTCTTATAGGAGTTATGTCATTTAAATTTTCTCCAACATCAATATATACTTTACTGTTTGTACCTATAGCTAAAAAGTTATCAGTAAAAGAAGTAACCCAACCGAATAAAGCACGACAAGTTCCATCTAGTGTATAAGTGCCATTTTGTTCCCAACCTTTTATCTTTTCTGGGTAACCATTTAAGAACCTAACCTTATCGCATTCAAACCAACCGCCCTCATTAGAGTAATTAGTGACATCTTGATTTATGCCTGCTTTAAATTGAAGTTTTTGTAGTGCCATATTAATAAGACCAAATGGTTGGACGCGGTCTTGCAGGAGAACTTTCAATAGTGTCTAGGTGCAAAAACCTCGCCCCGCCTTTCTGACTCACTCCTATTCCTGTAAAACCTACTAAAAAAGCTAGGGACAAAAGTTTAAACGCATCTGCTCGTTCAATAAGAATATCACAAGCCTGCCCTGTGGAATGTGCGCCTGCGGATTTTTTCATAGCTTCAACAGGGTGTGTTGGGTCACGATACCCACTGGAAATAGTTAATGGTTTGCCAAAGTTATCCCTAAGTTGATTTAGTTTAAAAATAAATTCTTCATCCATTTCTGACTTGCCCGTGTGAGAACAAACAAACTCAGTAGCTTTAAAATATTTAGATTTACCCCAATCAACACTCATTAGTTTTTCTTTGTTTTAGATTTAGCTAAATTTTTTCTAAGAAGATTTGCTTGACCTTTGTGTAAAGCAGATGCCTTGTCCAGCTCTCTAATTAGTTTACGTTTTTGTGCTGTTGTTAAGTCACTCATAGTTTAGGTTCCTTTTTACTAAACATATCTTGAAGTTCTTTGCTCTTCTCCTTAGAGCCAGTACTGGAGCCAAAGTAGTAGTTAATACACGACATTAATGCTCCTGAGAGTAAGCCCAAGATGTATAAACTTATCTCATAATTTTTACCAGACTCAATATCCATAAACAAGATTGCTGACATCATGCCAAATGTGAGAAAAACAATTAAAATTGCAAGGCAAGGTACGATAATTTTATTTATAAATGGGGCTACGTTACTCGTAACGACAGCGACTTCTCTTTCTCTAGCACTAGCAGTGTTAGTGTGTTCAGCCTCTATCTTACGCAATTCACCACTCTGTTCCAGCTTCTGTAGTTCTAAGATAGCCTTGGCTTTAGCTTCAGGGTCAGGAAGAATTTTATCTAAAACCTTCTCCGCTACTGGCAATAATCCTGTAATTAAATTTAACATTAGCTACTCACTTCCTTAATCATATCAATTAAATACCAAACCATACTTATTAAAATTGTCCCTATTATAGTTATAGCGCTTCCCATCATAGTATTATAGAAGAAGGCTTTACGCCTACGAATTTGCTCATAAACTTCTTTCTCTCTTTTTTTCTTTATCGCTCTACGTTGATGAATAAACTCCTTATAACCTTTAATACCTAGATGATTCAATGCTCCAATATAAAACATACTTTTTATTTCTTTTTCTTGCTCTTCGATTTTTCTTTTGGCTACTAATGTATCAAATGCTTCTGCTGTTGCTGATTTATTGTAGGCAATCTTTTTAAAAATAGAAGGTTTGGCTTCCTCCTGAGACATCCATTCTTGCAAATCACTAATATGTCCTGCCCACTTAGATAAAGATTGATAAACTGCATCAGCCTCATCTGCTGCTTTAGCAACTTTCTTTACTACAGTAAAAGCAGTATTTGCCGCTGCTAGTATAGTAAGCGGGTCCACTTTATTTCCTTAAAAAGCCTTTGTTATTTTGTTGGAAGTTTGTGTATTCATATTTACATATAATTTGTATTTAGTATAAATCTTGCCTTTTCGTCAGTACAATTTGTGCTTGAGTGAGGTATTGAAGAATCAAACTTAACTACTGTATTTTCTTCTGATTTTATAAACTTATCTCCAATATATAGTCCACCATTACAGGTGTTTAAAAAAAATACTGCACCTTTATGTTTTTCTTTGTAATCAACATGGGTTTTATGTCTTATTAGTTTTTCTGTTCGTGGGTAACACATAACTCTCATTCGTTTCAAAGCAAACACATTTAACTTTTTAATTAATGTTTCTGTGTATTTGTATAACTCTGAGTTTGGATTATAATTATCAAATAAAGTATGAGTAAACATATAATCTTTATCTCCATAATCAGCCACACAAGTTTGAAAATAATATGAACAATGGGCTGACATAAAAATACCTTGTAACTTTATAAATTCTTCCTCGTCTAAAAAATTTTTAATAACCTTCATTAACTGTGATGCTCTTCGTATGTTCCAAGCACCCAACCCTTGGTATTATCTGATTGGTACAAAGATTCATCCCAGACATAATATTTTCCAGCAGCTTTTTCAACATCTGTGGGAGTAGGTTCTACTATTGGAGGTTGCCATTTTTCATCAGCATCTAAAGTCCAACTAGGATAAGGTTGTGGGTCTATAAATTTCCCATTAACATAAGTGCCACCTATTCTTGCATAATTATTAGTAGTGGTTTCATACCAATTACTACCTGTCCAATCATCTTCAGTAACAATTATTTGAAGCACTTTATTATTTGATGTATCAATTAATGCCATTCGTTTTGTCATGCCGCATACCTTATAATTACTAACCCATCTGCTCCAGAACCATTTCCAGAATTAAATCCTGCACCTCCGCCCCCAGAGCCAAATGATGTAGCACCTGTTGCATTTCTATTAGTAGTAGCACCATTGGCTTTTCCTCCTATGCCACCGCCTGTGCCACCTTGAGCACAAGAGGCTTCAGAAGTATTAGTATAACCACCATGCCTGTTCGATCCTGCTCCACCGCCAGAGGCTACAATTCCTGAGTTTGCTTCTGTAAAAGAAGAAAAATCTGCAAAAGCTAAATTTGTGTCAATTGCTGTTAGTGCAATACCCTCTCCACCTGCACCACCTATTTGTTGACTACCTGCGGAATGAGTTGCTCCATTAGCAAACGCTTTTCCAGCTTGCGTGGCTCCTCCTCCCCCGCCTCCTCCAAAAGGGCTTGTGTTCGGACCACCTGTACCGCCATCATTTGTGTTATCCCCAGAAGCTGATCCTCCTGCTCTTACAGATGCTCCTCCGCCTCCGCCAGAGCCACCATCTGCTCCAACCGCATTGAAATTTCCTCCCTCTCCACCCCCCAGAGAAATTACTAAATTTGTGCCTCCCGCAGAAATAGTCGTGTTTGAACCACTTGCTAAATTACCTGCACCAATTAAAATTTTATATGTTGTTGAATTATTAAATTCTAAAAGTTCTTGAAAATCATCAATCTCACCTGCTGCTCCACCGCCAGAAGCATCTTGACCTCCACCACCGCCACCTCCAATTGCTACAACTCTAGCCTTACCTCCACCTGTTACAGTAAAATCACCTGATGCAGTAAAGACATGATATTTATACACACCAATAGTTTTTGTTTCATTACCACCAGAAGCATTTAACTCACCCTCTCCAGTAGAAACGCCACCTGCAAAGTTGGTAAAAAGAAGTTGATGGATTCCTGTCATATTTAACTCACATTTCCTGTAATAAAACATCCTCTTGGTGTTACATAGAGGACAGTTGCAACTCCATTAGTTGCTAAAGTAATATTTGCTGTTGCTGCTTCTCCTCCTGCTATAAATGCAGTCGCTGCTGCTGATATAGTTGTAACTGCCGCAGCAGTTTTTCCTCCATATGGGGTGTTTACTAAAGTAAATACAGTTCCAATATCTGCGCTTATAGGTAAAGTAAAAACTTGTGTTGAAGAAGCTGTCCCCGCAAACAAAATAAAATTACCATTATCTAAAGCTGAAGCAGTTGCTGCCGCCCCAGTAAAGAGCCTAGAACTTGGTATTGATCTTAAAGAACCATCTACATCAGAAAACCCACCTCCTGCTGAAGCTGCGCCTATAGTTGATAAACTAGAATCTAATGTAACTGCTCCTGTTACTTTAAAAGTTCCTCCAACAGAAGCATCACCTCCAATAGATAAGGCGTTTAACACTTCCATAGCACTTGCACTACTAACAGCAGAAGTTACAGCCGATCCATCGGTGTAAACCATCGCTGCACCTCCAGCGGGTACTGTTTGAGTATTAAATAAATTTGTTCCTGCTGCTGTACCGTTTCTTACTGAAACATCTACAGTGAGCGTATTATTTATAAGATAACTTTTTTCAACAGTAGGTAGAAGTAAGACATGACCTGCTGTTCCTGTTCCAACTAAGTTTAAACGAAAGTTTCTTCCAGCCTGCAAAGCATTTGAATCAGTTAATGTTACAGATGCAGTTGGTGCGTCATTGGCAAAAGTAACATCAGTTGTTCTTGCGATAGCTTCTTCAATAGCAGAAAGATTATTATTAGTTATAGTTCCCCATGCTCCAGAGTTTTCCCCTGTTCCCATGAGTTGAATTTTTAAATCTGGTGACGCTGACGAAGCCATAATGTTCTCCTATGCTGCTTCTATTATATCCCAATTGGGGGTTTGGTCTGTATCTACTTCCCCCCACACTAATGTTGTACCTGATGTTCCAAACCCTGAAACTCCTAATGTAATCTCTACCCTTGCATCTGCGTTAACAAGAAAGTCTCCTAATTCAAATGTTCCAGATAAACCTGTTATTAAAGCACTAGCATTTCCACTAACTGAAGGTGCTCCTAAAAATCCTGTTGCTGATACTCCGGTTACATCAACAAATTTACCAATAACCGTAGATACATTGCTTAAAGAAGCAGCGGCACTGGCTCCATCTACAGACACTTCTATTACTGGCGATCCATAGCCGTTTCTATTCCAAGTGCCAGAACCCCAGCCGATAAAGGATTCGCTAGAAGGCATTTTAAGCTATTCTAATAATTGCAGCTGCACTTGTTGCCGCAGGAAATACTATTGTAAAGTCACCTGCCGTTGACGTTTTAGCTCCGCCAAAATCAAGCACAGCAACAGCAGCATTAGTTAAAGTAGTTCCAGCATTATTAGATGTAAACGGAGTGTTGTTGTATATTAATGCTCCGTCTGAAGTTAGAGTAACATTTAAAAAAGTTAAATCGCCAAAATCTACAAAGCCTGATGTAGATCCTGACGTTACTCCAACCACTGTCAACGCAGAACCTGTAGCTACATAGTTAGTTCCTACACATTCGCCTGCCGTAACAAACCCAGTTGTAGAAGCATTTAATGTTGCTCCAGATGAATACAGAGCAAGTTTAAACGTACTAGCTGCACTTGTACCTGTTGGATGAAAATTGTGCATACTTAACATTACTTCTTGTTTAAATGAAGTACACATTGCTTGTGTAATTGCCATATCTAACTCCCTATTCGTCTAAAATTTTTATTAACTCAGGATGCCCTGCTTGCCTAAACTTGTGTGCTAATGTTGTGTTGTTACTGCTTATAGCTTCTTTCATGTAGTGAACTATAACTTTTCTAATATTTTCTTTAAACGCTTCAGCTTGTTCTCTGATAACAGGATGTGTTTGACTGCCAACAGATATAATTTTATCCACAGCTCTTTCAGATATTTCTTCTGGGGTAAAGCCTCTATTAGAAGTTGTGTAAACTTTTACGTTTCCACCTAATAACGCTGATGTGCTATTTCCTATCATTTGACTTCATACCTCGCTTGTTCTGTTCTATACATATCTTGTCTATTTTTACCTTCACTTAATTGTTTAAGTAACGATAAGCTCTCATTATACCGGGCTGTATAGTTTGCTAAAACATCAGGTTCTGCTTTCATAAAAGTAGCAGCTTCTAGTAAAGCCCCGTATAATAACAACGAATCAAAATTATCCCCAAGCCATGATGTGCCTGCGGCTACAATAGACTCTGGATAATAAAAGTAGTGCAACTCTGTTGAGTAGTTTTGATCTGGTGTTGGGCCTACTATATATGTATCATCATCAAACAAAGCATAATGTGTAGGAGTTGCTGTGTCTGTTGGAATTGGAAATGCTTCTCGAATAAAACTAACATCTTTATTTAAAAGATAACTATAAGCTCCTGTAGTAGGATCAATTACAGCTAAAGAAAAATTAGCCAACCAATCTGAAGGAGTTTTTAAATATTGATTGCTTGCTGTTAAAGACCCTAGTACATTCTTTCTAAGATTTAAAAGTTGAACAGAGTTAAACACACGTTGCTCAGTTTGTTCGATAAATGTATTAACTTGTTCAGTGCTGGTTAAAGAAATAGAATTACCAGCACTATCTGTAAAAGAAGTGTCAGGGAAATCGTTTTCACAATACCCTTTTATAGTTTCATAAAGAGTAGCGTAATTCATTATGCAAGCCTAGTTGAAGACTTATTACCTTTTGTAGCAGCCCCAGATCCCCGCGTTACAACTGTTTGCGTATTTGGTACGTTATTCGGATACCCGTCAACTTTAGGCACAGGAACTTGCTCTGGTTGTTTATAAGTATTAGTATCATTTTTCATATATTTCTCCTAAGAAATTTCTATTACTACGTTGCCTACACCTGTACTAGCAACTAAACTATTTGGTAATCCTAATTCTAAAGGATCTGCAAACCCTACGGGGTTAAATCCATACTGAAAGTTCCTAGACTTTGATGAAGGAAATCTAGTTAAATCAGGCCGCGGATTACGAACTGCTTGCGGATCTTCTACTGGATACAACCCTAATGATAACTGAGGTTGATCTTTTTCCCAACATATAGGACACACAAAAATATTTACTACATTATTTTTAATTGTTAAAGGTTTTAATTCTTTTAACTTATATCTAAATCCACATCTATCACATTCTGCAATAGTATGTCTACCGGAACTAAATCTGTTACTCATAATTAGGTAATAAACATTTGTCGTGGAACAAGTCTATCCGATGCTTTTTCACGATCTTCTCCTGCAGCAAGCTCCCATGTTTCATCATACATACTCTTTAATAAAGTTAAACGCTCCATACCATTAGGAACTTTTAATGCTAAGTAATAAGCAAGTCCTGCTGTTAAACATGGTAAAAATCTAAAAGGTACATCAAAACTTACAGCCCCGGTAGATGCGTCTTGGATTCTTCTCATTCTCCAATACACAAAAGTATAAAAACTACTTCGATCAGGTACAGGCCATACATTTATATTTGGAGCCTGTGTTCCTGTAGGACTAGTAGTTCCAGATTGTCTATCAATATAAACTTGAATTGGTCTACCTTGATTTAATTTTGATGGAATGCTTGCGTAAGTAGAAACACTTATTCTGGAAATTGTTAAATCTGACTGATTAGAAACACTACCATCATTTGTTCTAATAACATGTTCTAATAAATCAACAGTATCTACAGGCAAATCATATTGTCCTGTACCCGCTGTCAAAGATATAGACCCTTGTTCAACAGTCCATAAATTAATTCCTCTATTAGCCCAATCTGCAAATAATAAGTTTAAAGAACGCCTTGCGGTTTTTAAATCATATCCGGTGCGTAACTCAGAACCTGCACGTTCAAATGCTTCTTCAACAATTTCTGTTAAATTAAGATCAAAACTAGAAGTACCTGAAGTTGTCATTAAGATTTCCTATATGCTTTTGTTTTCTTTGCTATTTTTTTCGGTTGAGCCACATATTGTTTACCTTGTTTCTTACCTTTTCGCTTAGCTCTACTAGTTGCTCTATACTCTGCATCAGATAATGAGGCAATTGCTTTAGCTGGTAAGTACCTTTCGCCTGTAGCTTTTTTACCTTGTGTGCTAGGTTTTCCACTTTTTGTTTTCCATTTTTGTTTTGTCCAATTCTTTAAAGATTTTTGTGATTTAGCTAAAGCCATGTATTGTCCTATCTAATATCTTAGTTTCGCCAACCCTCCATTTACAAAAGGAGAAGCCATTGATGCAACGCTAGAAGGAGCAGAAGCAGTAGAAGGTGTATTATTAAATGTGGATTGTATAGGGGCAGGAGCAAGACTAATAGGAGTTTGATAAAACTGTTGCCCTGCAATAACAGGGGTAGGCCCTGCAATAACAGGGGTAGGAGCTAAGTTTATTGTAGCTGCTAACGGATCATTTAAAGGCATTCCGGTAGGTTGCATTCTAGGCTGTGGTGTAAAACCACTTAATGGTTGAATAGTTGAAGTCGCAGGACGATTTGCTATATTAATACCCGCTAATCCAGTTGTAAACGAATCTTGATTTAAGTTAATGTTTGAATTTAAAATGTTATTAAGTTCTGCTTCAGACGGAGCATACCCCAT